TAAACAAACTTAATTCACACCCTAACAGTAACTTAAAATTTAATCAACACACTCTAACAAACCTTCTTTCATCATACTCTGTGCAAGCTTGTCCCTGTTCGTATAACAATAAGAACCACGGTTCCACTCAACCATCTCACCCGCAAGCCTGCGCATAAACCTATACTCATCTTCACCATTGAAATAATGATCCTTTTGAATATATGGCACAACCTCGCCCGGACTTTGCGCATGAAACTCAGACGTAGATCCGTATGTTAATCTATACTTTGGCATTTTCACCACTCAATACTCTATCTCCACTCAACGATCGCGTATACGAAACTTGATCCATAAAATAATTTTTCATAAACGCACCTTCACAATAATCATTATTTAAAACCTCATCACGAGAAAATTTATTCTTGCTTACATTCTCTCGCGGTAACTCACCCTCAAAACCAAAACTCGCTAACAAATCCGCAAAATCCTCAAACGGATAAACCTCAACATTAAAATCAACACCAAAATCCGCAGCAGATAAATAATACCTCTGAGGCTTAAACATAAAAAATGGAACAGCACCATCCCCACGCGTAACCTCACGATCAGACAACAATCTTAACCAATACGTCAAATCATCCGAATCTTTGCAAAAATGATTAACAGCACTTACAAGACGATCCATTGGGTCTCTTATACAACACACTATCCGCTTCGGCGTTCTACCCAAAACGTCTAAACACTCAATTACACGAGCATGACCACCAATAGACCAAGGCGAATATAACGGACCTAAAGCAGCATTAACACTGCTCGTACCCGTTTTTGGTATCTCAACGTAAAACGTATCTAGCTGTTCTATATACATGTGGTATATTATGGGACATTCTAGGGTACCTGTCAAGGGGCTAGGGTACCTTGAAAGCCTCTAGGGTACCTAAAAACTTTTTTTGTGGTGAATGTTGGTGGGGAACTTAGTGTAGAGGTATGTCCGATATGCTCGCATATATAGGGGGGGGCATACAGCCCGTATGCCCCGATTGTAGAACAATTGTTCGGATTGGCTAGGGTACCTTAGAAAAAGAAAAAGCCCGCTCTAGGCGGGCTTCCCGTTTGGTGTGAGCCTATACCCTAGTTAGGGTATAGGTCTGTCGTTCTATTCTGCCAATATTCAAAGTCATTGTCGTCAACGTTTGACCATATACTCGCGTTGCCTATTCTGTTTTCTGGTATCATTATCGTACCAGAATTTTCTACGGTTATTTCAGTTAATACCTCATAGCTAGTGTGGTCTGTACCTTGACCGTATCTTGCGCCATTTGCTTGCATTGTATTGGTAACAACCGCGCTATGACCTACTCGATTGCGTATCTCACTAACAGCGGCTCTTACTCTTTGCTCACTACAGCCCGTAGCGTCCATTATCTCGCGTGTACTCGCACCACCATTTCTCATAAGTGAATATTGAACGCCTACCCTTGAACCATTGCGAAATGGATTTTCTGGTGTTGTCTCTGTTGTTGAACCAGTCCCATTTTCAACGCGGTCTGTAATTGACCAGTTTACAATTGTACGAATTAGTTTGCACCAAGACATAATTTTTTCGGCTTCAATCGTACCGCTATGCTGTCTAAATTCAACAGTACCCCTAGACCATGTTGCAAAGTTGATAGTTGAAAACTTGCCGCGAGTTAATCTTTTGAGGCCCTCAATAGTTGCTTCATTAGCGTGTAAGTTATCAAAGTTATAAACGTTGATAGGGTGACAATAACGGTTATCTGTACGGCTTGGCGGTAATATACGATTGATAAGGTGCTGTTGTCGTGAATAGCGGTATGCAACATCGTACCAAACAACAGCGCTAATTTCATCACTTAGGCCCTCAGTGTAATAGCGTCTAGTATTGTGAAACGTTGAAATACTATTTCCAGTCCAGTTATGAGATTGCGCTTGTGTTTCATCTAATGGCCTAATGCCAACATGAACATGCAAACCACAATGCGAATTGATACGGCAACCAATGCTATTGAGTACACGACAAACGCTAACCAAATATTCATAAGCAACTTGGCAAGGTGTACCATCACTATTGAATAAGCATAATGGTGGAAGCGCAATTTCTGCATCAACGCTAGGTGTCCCATCTGGTTTTACATCGCACCCTCTAATGTTGGCTTGCTCAAATGCTGTTTGGATACGTCCAACGGCAACACCTGATGTTTCAATCTCAATCCCTTGTATTAGTAATTTTGTCATAATCTTAAGCCTCTAATATATGTTCAATTTGATAAGTTGAATTTTCAATAGTAATTCGAAAACCTACGTCTTGGCCGCGTTCACGAATTTGAGAAATAACAGAACGAATGAATGACTGGCTACGTCCAGTCTCATTCATTAACTGTTCCATTGTTGCCCCTTGTCTGAGCATTGTGTAAATTTTTGTTCTTACATATGTCATAATCTTAAGCCTTTCTGTTTTGTTAAGATGCTTGCATCTTAATGGTAGATTATGGGATAGTCAATACATTAAATAAATTTTTTTATATTTATAATGTATATAATAAATTCAAAGAACAATTGTTCGGGATATAAAAAGAGCAGGAAAGAAGATATAAAAAAAGGGATACTAAATTAATAGTATCCCGATCCCGATCCCGATATATTAAAGGCTCCGATCCCGATCCCGATCCCGAAGCCCCGATGTTTAGTCCCGATTAAACAGCTTCTTTTAAATCATATTCAATCAAGTCAAGCGCATCTTCTACAAGAGCAACGTTCAGCTTCTCCAGTGTATCGCGGTCAATCGTGTCAACAATAACCTTTTGCGCATAACCATAAGAGCAATAAGCATCGATTGCGGTAAACTGCGTAAACTTATTAATGACCCACGAACGCAACTTTTTTGGCTCGGTGTGGTTTGCCATTAAAAAAGCTTTATTTTCGTGATAACTTTTTTCCCCCTGATATGAACCATCCAGAAACATTCTAAAATGGCGGCGGGTTACATGGTTGCAATCTAACAAGTCGCCCTGAAGATCGCGGATGATACGAGTTTTTGCTGTTGTGTCTGTCATGGCTTATGCCTCCTTTATACTAGACTAATCCCATACTATCCCACAACAAGAACAGTGTCAACACAAAAAGATAATTTTTTTTATCCAGGCGGGACGCCGGGCGGAAACCGCCGGGCCGTGCCCGGTCCGGTCCGGTAAACAAACAATTGTTCGGGTTAGCTCACCGGTTGCGGGATTCCGCCGGGGAGCAGGAGATGCTGCCGGGGAAGATCCGGGTAAACACCCCGGTGTGCCCCGATGCCAGCCCACTGCAGTGCCCCGATCCCGAACAATTGTTCCCGATCCCGATGTTTTTCAGTCCCGATCTTCAAAAGGAGATGCTGCTGCTCCGAGTTCGAGTTGCACACCCAGCGTCCTGCGGGTACAATATCCCGAACAATTCTTCGGTATATCCCCGATCCCGCCGCTGGTGATGACAAAGCCCGATCCCGACCCTGAAACATCCCGAACATTTCCCGATGATGAACGCCCGACCGCCCCCGCAAAGCGTTCCGATCATTCTGCTGGGGTTTCGCTATCCGCTGTTACTGGGATTTGTTCGGCTTCTATGGGAATTTCTGCTGGTGTAACGTCTTTCATGCGATTTTTAGCACGATCCATAAATTCTTGCAGTTGTTCAACGATTTGGTCACGGGTTAGGCTATCTACATTTTCATGCGTTACATGGCTACGAGCAACCATTAATCCCGTTACTTTGAGCCTGAGTTCTTCGGCTTTAATTGCTGCTGAGAAGTTCCCTGCTGCCCATGCTTCATTTCTGAGCAGTTGCATATCCCGAACAGATTTAGTCACAGAGACACCGTACTTGCTTTCTAGTTCCTGTCTCATCTCTTCGAGGCGTTCTTTTACCGTAGGATTATTAAGAAGCTGTACAGCCCTGACGTTGGCGTTCGAATACCCTGCTTCTCTTGCTGCTGCGGTTTGTGTCATATCCCCGTGAAGATAGTTTTCGAGAAACTTCTGCTGCTTTGGATTAAGTCTTCTATTCCCGTGGACTTTATCTTCTTTTATTCCTACCTTTGGCATCCCAGCTCCTACCCGAACAATTTTTCGACTTGCTTGCTATACTACTAAAAACGCTACGATGGTCAAGTGCTACGGGTGGCACATTTTCCCATAACCCAAACCCAAAGCTGCTGAACATTTACCCAAAGGGGGGGAGGATATATATCCCCCCCTATATAGGGGGTAGAGGATTTTGGGTAAATAAACTATTGATTTTTTTACATTTTTTACCCAAAACTAACAGATCTTGGGTGTCTTGGGTAAACATACTAACCCATTGATTTTATTACATAAGTTACCCAAACCCAAAACACCCAAGACGTTTTGGGTAAAAAGATCTTGGGTAAAAATCATAAATTATTTTATTGACATATATATTATAGTATGGGATAAGCACCATACATTAGTCTAGTAAAGAAAGGAAACAGAATATGTATTATCTAGCATATGGTATGAATACTAATAGAGAGGC